CCTGTAGGTCCGGTTTCTCCAGTAGGTCCGGTTTCTCCAGTAGGTCCAGTAACATTTGAATCTGATCCTGTAGGTCCGGTTGATCCTGTTGATCCTGTAGGACCGGTTGATCCTGTAGGGCCAGCAACATTTGAATTCGCTCCCGTAGGTCCCGTAGGTCCAGTAAGTCCTTGTAATCCATATCCAGTAGCACCTGTCGATCCTGTAGGACCTGTTGTCCCTGTAAAATATCCATCATCGGTAAAATTCCAATAACTATCTAAGAAATCCCAAAAATCATTCTGATTTGGGGTATTCCCTTGAGAAAATATTACTTTAAATTCGGATCTAGATTTCTGCGACACTTTATAATTCTTATGTGATCTTATATATCAATAATTACTATGTTATTGGAAATTAAAAATCCGCATCCATTGTAAAAGCTTTTCCTGTATTTCCATTATCTTTGGTACTGTCCATAACTCCTGATTTCTGATATGAGCCAACTCTACCCTCGAAGAAATTTCCTTTGTTTTCTAAAGCAATATTTATCATAAAATCAAAAGGACATTTAGTATCATAGATTTTAGAACATCCCAGAGATGTTAAAAGCCTATCTGCTACAAATTCAATATACTCGCACATAAGATCAGCGTTCATACCAATTAATCTAACAGGTAAAGATGAAGTAACAAACTCCTTCTCGATCTCTACAGCTTCACTAATAATAGCTTTCACTGTTTCCTCTGGAAGTTTATTTTCGATGTGTTTAGTGTAAAGTAAACAAGCAAAATCACAATGTAGACCTTCGTCTCTAGAGATTAATTCATTGGCAAAGCAAAGACCTGGCATAAGTCCTCTTTTCTTTAGCCAGTATATAGAACAGAAAGATCCAGAAAAGAAAATACCTTCAACAGCAGCAAATGCAATCATATTCTCAGTGAATGTTCCATTATCAATCCATTTCATTGCCCAATCTGCTTTTCTTTTAACAGCAGGAACAGTATCAATAGCATTAAATAGATGTTCTTTCTCTTCCTCATCAGATATGTAAGAATCTATAAGAAGTGAATAAACCTCCCCGTGTATATTCTCAATAGCTAATTGAAATCCATAAAAGCATCTAGCTTCTGGATACTGAACTTGATTGAAAAAGTTAGCTGCAAGATTTTCATTAACTATCCCATCAGAGTTATTAAAGAAAGCAATTACGTTCTTAATAAAATATCTTTCGTTATCATTAAGCTTATCTCTCCAATGAGAAATATCTTGTGCTAAATCAATCTCTTCTGCTGTCCAGAAAGAAGCTTCTGCAGTTTTGTACATCATCCAGATATCTGGTTCTTGTACTGGGAATAATGAGAATCTTCTAGGATTCGGCGTAAGTAACTTTTCCATTTATGTTTTTTGTCTTTTATATATTAATAACCTCTTTGCTGTCTGTCGTGATTTTCTGAATTTTTTGCCATATAAAGATTAATAATATCCTTACTTGTCATACCCATAGAAATTGCAAAATTCATAAAGAAATGTAAACCATCAATCCACTCATAAAATAATTCCAATTTGTCGGATTCTGTTAAATCTGAGATTTTCATCTCTGCTGCTTTCTTATTGTCTCCTTTCCAGTATTTCCAAGCTGCAGATCCAATACCATCTTTAACGCCTCCTAATGAGTCAAACATTTCATTTAGTTCGTCACTCATTGCGTGTTTATTTACCATCCAGAAATCTGCAATTTGTTTTAGCGTCCAATCGCTAAAATCAAACCCGTATCTAGTTTGTAATTCTTTTTGTTTGTCGTAGATCAAACCGAATGTATCGTTTGCTCCTGTGTGAAAATCTTCTACTGGAAGATCTGCGCATGTGTTGTCTGAATTTGCCATAATTTATTTTTATTGTTTTGTTTTTATTACTTTTTTAATTTTTTCTATTTCTTTTTCACATTCAAAATATTTCTTCTTAGTTGCTTTCCTTTGCGAGTATAATCCTTGTAATATTTCTCTAAGTATAGGTTCCTTTCCTTCTTTGCTGTAAAATACTGCTCCTGATGATGTCTTAATTGCTCCTTCTGGTATTTCTTTTAGATTCTTTCCTATATAAACCTCTGGTGAAATTCCCCATTGCATCATAGTATTAGGATACAGTGAAGCAAAGTCAAAGCAAGCGATCCATTCATAAATTCCTCTCTCTGGTTTCTTTACATAGGCTCCTTCAAATTTTACGTGGTTCTCTTCTTTTCTTTCACTTAGTATAACTCTTTTTCTTTCTAAGAATTTTCTTAACATAAGTACTTCTGTAGTCCATACAGGAGAAAGTGCTCTATTAATCTCCACTCTACTAACTTCTGCTATTTTAAAGAATGTAGAAAGAGTATCGAGTCTTCTATCAATATAATGAACAAGACCACAGTCAATAGCATTATAGAATATGAATGTATCAAAATCAGATTCATATAAATCTTTTAATGTTCCATTATAAGCAATTTTTTTAATACCAATTGCTTGAGTTGCCACATAGTCTAAAGAATTAGATTCTCTGATCTTAACTACCCTATCCCATTTTTTGTAAATGTCCAGATAGTCAACCATTAGTACATGCATAGGTATTTGATTCTTTCCTAGAAGAACTCCACTCGGTGAAGCAATTTTAGGATCTATACCTAATCTCCTAGCTCTGTTTATCAAATAAGGCCAGTCATACCCAAACCAGTTCCATCCAGTAATTAAAGGCATTTTTGGAACTAACTTAGAAAGAAATGTGTACATCATATCAAATTCACTTTCAAACTTCCTATAATTAAATGTCCAATCTCCTTCCTGGTCTTTAAAATGCTCTTTAATTCTTTTTTCAATTTTAAGAATCCTTTCGGGTGTCATATCTTGTAGACCAATCACTAGTACCTTTCCGTGAGAAGAAGCCATTCCTATTGAAAGCACTCTATTCTTAGCATTCTCAGTGTCTAATGAATCTGCACGATTATCTGTGATCTCTACCTCTATATCGACAAAGTATTTTTTCGGAGTCTGATAATCCCATAAAGGTTTAGTTATCTCCGGATCTATAGCTTCTAATATTTCTACTACTCTATACTTATCAAATTTTGTGGAAGAAACTTTCTTAATAGGTTTTGCGTCCCAAGAAAGCCATTCTTTATCTTTGGCTTTATCGTAATCCTGTGTCTTTTGCCAAACAAATTGTAATGCCTTTGGTACTGGGATTTTTAACATATTAACTTCACCTTCTTCGGTGTAATGTGAGACCGTTAAACCGCCTCCTGTATTTTCTATATCGATTATCATACTCTTATCTTATAATAATAATTGAAAGAGGTTTCATTTTAGAATATATAATAAGTGAAAAAAATTCTAACCTTCAAATTATTCGAACAGATTTATCTAAATGATATTAAACCTTTCGACTCAGGACAAAGCTATCCTAAAGGATTAAGATTTGCAAATAGGGACGAAGCTCTAAAATCAATAAGAAGATTACAAGAAATGTTGGATAAAAAAGAAATAGAATTAAAAGATGCTATTATAGCATCGTATATAATGTCACAAAGAGCTAAGTTACACAAGAGCGCTAAACCTGGTATAAAAGAAGGAGGATCAATCTGGGAAAATTATCTTATCCAATTGAGACAGAAAGAAAAATTATGATTTTTTAAAGAAAGCAATAAATTCTTTAATCATCTCTCGGAAATCGTAATTATCTTCATTCTTATCTAAAGAAACACCCTCTATAGATTTCTTTGCCCATTCTTTCATATAATTCAAATATGTTTTAAATGATCCGGGTATTCTTTCTGTATCACCTTTAAAGATATCCTTTATTGTCTTAGAATATCCCATCATGAATTTATCTCTAATTGATTTTTCAGACTTCTCTAAATCACAATAATCAAAAAACGTAGCTGTTATGTCCCAAACATTATCTGTAGTTACATCATCAAAATTTTTAGAGCTCCTAACTTTACCGTCATTAGCTATTATCTTACAAACACAAATGCTTTTCTTATCTGGTGATTTTGCTTTATCAAAATAAAAATCCAATCTAGCTTCTTCCTCTACTTTAGGTTTAACATAAACGATAGTCATTATGCCTACCTGGCTAAAAAGCATATATCCATTACCTTTTATCTTATCAAAAGAAGCTTCGTTATCTACAATATACCAATTAGTTGTTACTGCACTTACTCCTTCAAAAAGACTTCTAAATGATCGTATATGATTCATCTTATTGATTCTTTTTTGAATTAGTAAGAAAGCTTTTATAATCCATCACAGATGAATCAAGAGGATTCTTATTAGAATCTTTCTTTTTCTTTTTCTTTCCAGCTGCAGGTGTTCCCACAGTTAATGAAGGGAATTGATCACCAGATCCTGTTCTTCCTGGTCCAGGGGGAATCACATCTCCCATTCCTGGTGTACTAGATAAAGATGCCATTGCACCTCCACTTTCTTCCATTGGACCAACTATTTTATCTTTAAAGACTCTGTAGTTACCTCTATCGCCTTCAATTACATATCCTATTACTTCTCCTGTATTGTTTCTAATCGAATCATCAACTAATCCACTTCTACCGTCTCTTAGACTAACTCTTCTACCAACTAAAGGATCTTGAGAGTATCTAGGTGTACTATTAGTATTAAAACTTCTGATGTTGTCAGTTGTACCACCACATCCACAATCTTCGTTTACTTCTTCCATATTTTATTTTTTATTAGATATAAATTCTCTATAATCTGCAAGATTTGACATCTTGGAAGATTTAGATTTTTTGCCTGGTTTATTAGATTCAGGTTTAAGATAATTATATATTGCAGGAATTTCTCCCTCTTCAACTTCCTCTGGTAATTTATTATGTTTGGTTGAAGCAAAATCCTTTAAAGATTTCTTCTTCATATTACTTGCTAGCTCAACAATAGTTTGTCTATAAGCAGATTTTATACTATCGGGATCAATACCATCTTTACCGTTAGTATCCATAAATTTTCTGACTCCGTAAGCCTGTCCCATTAATCTTTGCTGTGTCTTAGAAACTGCTGGCATAATTAACTTTTTGTAATTTTAGGTTTCTTGTCTATATATTCATTCCAAGTCCATATAAACCTATTGTAGTTTTTCTTAACCATATTAAAACCCGTATCTCCTACCGGTATCTTCACTGGTGAATCTGGTGGTAGATATGAGCTAGTTTCTGCTGATGTAGTTTTTCTCTTCTTCATATAATTATTGAAACCAGAGGATACAAAAAACCCCTGATAGATTATATATCCATCAGGAGTTAAAAGTGTTTTTTAGCCTTTAAGATGTACCACTGACTCAATCTTAGATTGAGCAACAGAAGTAACTTCAAAGTCTAAATGAGCAGTAGAATTGTCTCCAGCTAAATGTTCATGAAGTCTAGTTTCGGCATGTGTTACTGTTTCTGCTTCGACTAAAATTTCAGACCTAGAAGCTTTCGCTTTTCCTGTACTTTTAGAAACTTCCCCACTAAAAAAGCTAACTTTACAAATGTAGTATCCCATTTTAATTAAGCTTTAGTGTTCTTAGTTTCTTGTACATTTACTCTTAGATCTTGAGCCAATTTTTTAAGGTCTTGGCAAGCAGTACGAACTCGTGTTCCTGCTGATTTGTTACCTTTTACATAGAAAGCTTCCATGTCTTTTTGCATGCTTTCTACTAATTCTTTAATTTTTTCGTAATTTTCCATAATTGTTTATTTTAATAATTGTATCCTAATTATTTCATTTTGTTTCATTAATCCTGAAAGATTTTAAAACTCTCTTGCCTAAAGCGGTCAATTCAAAGTGGTTAGCATCTTCTTCTTGTATTTTATACTTGATATATTTCTTCTGATTTCTAACCCAAGACATACTGGGTTTCTTACCTGAAGCATCTTCTGGTATACTATCTAAGAATTCTAATAGTTCTTTCTTGGTTACTTTTTCTTTCTCTCCTATGAATGAAAGTACCTTAGTAGTTGTTACTGAAGGCTTAGCCCAAGCTATAGGTATCCTAGATTCTAATATAAATTCATCATATGAAAGAATATTATTAATCATGGTCTCTTCTAGAATAAATTAATGTTTTCTTTGTTGCTCCCTCTTGTGAGCTCCATTTACCGTAGCTCCATTCATCCATAAGAGATTTAACTTTATCTGAATACTCTTCAAAATCCATATCAAGATTTAAAGGTACCTCATCATAAATAATAGAAACCTTAGGATTAGATTGTAAGTAATCTTTTATACATTCACCAACAATCTTATAGAATCTCATATATTCAGATTTAGTCAATGTGAATTGATCATCTTCTCTTGATTTAAAATCCGAATCTTTCACTAAAAAATCATCCATCACAGATTCTCTGATAGGCTCTACGGAAAGAACAGCATAACTATTCTCTGCAGATTCTATGGTGATATTTCTAGATAGTTTACCAAGATTTATTACAAATCCTAGATCCTCCTCTTCTCCCTCAATCTTAAAAAAATATTGAGAAAGTTTACCGTCTTTCTTTTTTACAAAGAAGTCTCTTCCGTATCCATCTTCATTTAAGAAATTTTCAAATAATTTAATGTGTTTCATATTCTATATATCTTAATTAAAAACCTCTCTCCGGAATTTTAGCGGATGTATTAGGTATGTATTGATCTTTCTTTCTTCTTTTGAATATTTGTCCCTTGGTTAAATTACCGTAGTATCTATCTATTAGATTCCATCCCTCTTCTAACTCAGTCACATCAGCATCTTCTAATTTAGAAAACTCCTCTCTAACCATGTTTATTTTTTCCATGGCTTCTTCTAATAATCTCTTACTATTAGAAAGGTCATACTTTGATGTATGACCTTCCATTATTTCACTGAATTTTTTCATCTATTAAAATTGAACTCCAATTTCTGCTCCCCATTGATCAGCTAATGGTCCTAAACATTCCATAGTTGCATAATCTTCTAATAAATGAGGATGTTTTTGGAAGAATGATGTGATTGCCATTGCTCCCATCTCTGGTGCATTAACTCTTCTTAACCATTTTGAAAAGTTACAAGACTCAGTGCTTGTTAATTTTGGTAATTCCGTGCTTTTTCTAATTACAGCAGTGAATAAAGCGTGCTCATAATCAGTTCTATTAGTAGTACCTGATTTTTTAGTTTTTCCTTGGTATTCACTAGGAATAGGAGCTCTATCAGGATCAGTAAAAGGAAGCGATAATTCTTTAACTGGGATCTGCTGAGCTATCTTATAGAAATCTAAGAACATTACAGCAGCATCTCTACCTACGTTCTTCTGAAATTCTCTTGCTAATACGCTATGAGGCACTTCTGATATTCCTTTTTGTTCATACTCTTGAAGAACCCTTCTAACTGCTCTAGAAGCATCTTCCCAAGCTCTAGGAGTAGGGTATTTTAATTTCTTAGCAGTTGGATCATTCATGTGGAACCAACTAGCATCAAAATCTAAGAAATCAAGAAGTTCTGGTAGGAATATATCAGATAATCCAGGAGTAGTCTCTACATATTTTCTCATTGATGCTGGATTAGTAATAAGATTGACAATCTCAAATCTATCCTGTAATGCAGATCCCATTTCAACAATACCACCCTTAGGGTCATCAACTTTTCTATTTCCTGCTGCTACGATATACCATCTATTAGGCATGTCATAATTAACACCAAGTCTTCTTTGCTGAGCTAATAATAAGAATATCTTTTGTACTTCAACAGGCATACGGTTGAATTCATCAATAAATAAGATACCCCCTTTTCCACCTTTTCCGTTATCATATGGTAAAATATCCGCACTTACGTTAGATCTTGTAACCCCCCTACCTAATGGATTTTCTGCTGATGGAGCTTCAATATCTACCACTTTAGGTACACCAGCAAAGTCTACTGGTTCTGCACTTAATCCATCGCAATTCAATAGGTTTAACCCAAGCTCATCGCATATTTTAGCTATGATTTGTGTTTTACCAATACCAGGTGCTCCATAAATAAAATATGGTTTAACTTTTCTTAATTCCCTTTGTAATCTTGCTTTTTCGTCCATATCAGTTGTGGCATCCATTTGATCTGCAATGGATAAACAAGCTTTAAGACTTCTTCTAATATCTGATTCTATTTCTTCGGGAAGTGAATTAGGTACATCATCCTCTCTATCCCATTCCAAAGGAATCACTGCCTCGTTTGCTACGGAAGGATTATTGATATTGTTCATATCATAATAAGGTGTTCCGCGATAGAATTTTTCAACTTGATCTGAGATAGATCCTTCATCTGAATTAAATAACACATAAGCAGGTAATCCCTTTTTAGGACCAGATGAGATCATTCTAATAATGCCATTTCTTACTGCGGTCATAAGCTGTTTAGCCCATTGTGAAATCTTGCTACCGATATTAGATAATACCCCTTCGTCTACATTGTAAGATTCATTTACGAATTCTTTAAAGTTATAGATTTTTTTCATCCTTAATATTTCTTATTTTATTTCTTATATATCTATTTTTATATAGTTTCCACTTCTTTATTTGCCAGTGTGATATCTATTCTTTCACCAAAAGGTTGATCGTTTCCAAAAGGCTCTCCATTAAAAGATAAGAATACCCAAATACATCTATCATCATAACCATCTATTCCGTATTCGGATGATTTAGGAAATTCTGCAAATCCATCAGTGAAGTATATAAATACCGTTGGGGTTTCACCCACGTCAAGTATGTTTTTTTCCACCCATTTAAAAGGAGGCCAAAAATTAGTTCCCCCACCTCCAGCAATCTTATTAAAATCTGGAGTATCTCCTGGTTCTAAAATATCTGGGGCATAAACTTGGGTATCACAATAAAGTATTACTGTTTTTTGTGGAGCGTAATCCTCTGTAATTTTCATTGTCTCTGAAAGAAATTGCTCAATCATAGGTCTAGTTATAGATCCTGATGTGTCTATAGCAATCACTAAGTTCTCAAAGTCCTCTTTATATCTTTTATATCCGTATTGAGCATCACCGCCTCCAATAAATCTTCTAGCAGGTAATTTATATTTAGTTTTTGATACTGCATCATCAATATATTTCTCAAGTTCAGATTTCCAATCAATAACAGGTCTTTTTAATTTATCTAATGCTCTTTTAACAGAAGCAGGTACGTTTCCAGCATTTTCTGATCTTTTTAATGATGTCTCCCATTCTTCTCCTAATGTTTCACCATTTAATCCAGAATCTCCACCAAGATCTCCTAGAGATCCTGTTGGTAATACTCCCCCAACATTAGAAGTTCCTCCACCTCCAGTTAAGCCTCTTTCGAAAGTATCCTCATCATCTTCTTCTTCTGGTTTTCCATCTTGATCCCTTTTTTTCTCATCCTCATCTTCTTTCCATTTATCAACGTTTTCAGGATCTCCAATAGGTGGTGGTGGCGGAGTTGGTCCTGTTCCTCCCGTTCCTGCAGGTGGATCCATTTCTTGGATTCTTATTCCGGTTATTGTTGTTTTCATATTACGATTTTATAAATTGTCTTGCTCGTATTTTTTTCTAATATATTCAGGAACCTTAGATTTTGGTATAGGATCATAATCCACTGAATCATTATCTTCATCTACGCTATTTACCACACCGTAGTTACCACTAGCTGGGTCGAATATAATATCTCCGACTACAGGTATCTGTGGAGGAGCTGGTGGTGGTGGAGGTGGTGGAGGATTAACAGCTTGCGAATCTTCCGGATCTGGTTGAAATCCATTTTTAATTAAAATACCATAAATGCTATCAGCAGATAATCCAACAAATTCTTTATCGTAAGAAACTCTTCCACATCCAGGATATAATGCTCCCTTTGGCATTTTACCTATAGAGTCTCCTCTCTTTTCGCTAGGCTTAGGATTACCTGGATTTGATTCATCGACTGGTGTAAGCATCTGATTTAAAGCATAATCTGTAGCATAATTCCATATACTTACTGTTTTAGAATCCTTTCCTGGCATTCTTAGGAAATGTAATAAAGCACAATGTAAAACCTCATGGGCTATTACCCACATTATTTCATCATCAGTATGTTCATGTACAAATCCTGGGCTGTAGTGAATACTTACTCCATCAGTACACATTGTTTTTATACCTCTATTTTCTCTAATGATTAATCTAGACAAAAGACCTCCAAAGAAAGGATATTGTGCGTTTAGAAAGAAAACTGCAGCCCTCATTTTTTTGAAAGCTACCGGATCATATTTTCTTTTCTCCACCTCGTCCGTAAATGTAGCTTCGTTAATTTTATTGTATAGTGAGTTGTCAAATTTTTGATATTCGTATAGTGAAAAATCTTTAAAGCTTAATATCTTCTTCATTTTTTTTAATTATATATTATCTTCATTAGAAGATTCTTGAATTTCCTTTACAAACTCATTAAAAAGAACAGCAATAGATTTAGGTACTTTATTTTTGAATTTCTGGAAATCTGTATTTTGTATATACGATCTTATCTCTTCATTATTAGACCAATATGGAGTTTTAAATATTTCAATATCATTTCCATTAAGATCGTATTTATTTCTAACCCAGTCTCTTTGTAAAACCATATTCTCGAAGTCTTTCTCTCCTATACAAACTGATATAGGATTTACATTCTCTGCAATAGATTTAATAGCATCTTCTAAAAGATCAGTAGGAACTATTTTATAACCAGCAAATAATTTATCATTTTCTGCTGTTAAAGATCCTATAGACTTCTTAATAGCCTCTTCGGAAAAAGGGTATTTTTTAGATGAAGTTTCTCCTCCTGGATGAACTACACAAAGAAAAACGGGGAGGTCATTTTCTTTTTTAAGTCTTGTACACATTTTAAGGTGTCCGTTATTAAATGGCTGGAATTTACCAATTATTAAATTAACTTTTTGGTTTTCCTCATTTAATATTTTTGTTTTCTTTTTCTCTTTATGAGTTGATACCACTTTTTTAAAATCTTTAAATGAAAAGAACTCAGATGCGTCATCTTCGGATTTTTTTAATTCTTCAATAGATTCGTCATCTTTTTCATTGATATCATTTAATGATTCGGATAATAGATCAGACTCATTAAATACTGTATTTTCTATAATAGAATCTAAATCTATTTCATCTTCTAAAGATTCATCGTCAGTGATTTTAAATCTACTTCCTGTTTTTTTAAACCAAACAAATGTGGGAACTCCTAAAGATTCTTCTATCCTATCTTTTCTTTTAGCATTTATATAATCAGCTATCTCTTCAACAAGAAGATTGAATTGTTCTATTAGACCCTCAGTGAAAAACCCATGAGGTTTTCTTTTGAATTTTCTAAATGAATTTAATACCATTTGGAGGATATCACAATAAACTTCATCTTTATCTAAATACTCAACAACATCTTTATCGACTATTAGTTCCTTATTAATGTCAAAGTTTTCAGATTTAAGATACTCAGGTTTATCAAAGTCTGCACCAATATATCTTTCTCCCTCTTCGTACGAAAAAGTTTTAAAAACGGAGAATACAAAATTAATATACCTCTCCTCAGGCTCAGTTCCTTCTGCGCTAAAGCTCTCTACACCTCTTTCTAATATGAAATTCATAATATCTATTAGACAAAGAGAATAAATGTCGCTAGGGAAGTAAGAAGACCTTGTAACTTTTCTATCTCTTGTTATTTCATAAAAAACTGGATCAACCATTTTAGCTAAAACAACATCTTCCTTACCATCTTCCTCGAATCTAAAAACCAAGGAGTCTATCTCTCCTTGTAAATCCTTACCTAAAGTGGTCTTAATTATTTCTGGATTTAATAAAGATATTAGATACTTAGAAAAACTTTCAGTCTTGAAACGTGTTTTTAAATCCATTAATGGAGTTGATAAAAAATCCATAATAGACATTTTCTGATCGTCGTTTAATTTTCCTTGGAAAATAATAGGTGCTTTTTCTACTCCGAGCTTATCTGCCCATTCATCTAGTTCGTCTTTCTCCTGTATAGTTCTTGTGGTTTCGCCAAATTCGTCCCTTACAAGAATATGTGTTAGAATTAAATGATTTTTTGGAAGTCTTTCATATTCAATTCTTACTGGCTTTGTATTAGGAAAATAAGCCATACCAAATCTCCATCCTTTTGGTATCTCAGCTTTTACTGACTCCGGAAGGGAATCTATATAATTTATAGGCTTATCGTAGTATCTCATTAATATCCTATCAACTTTAGTTATAGGATTTTCCTGATCTTTTTTATAAAAAGAAATATTGTCACCAGTAAAATCTTTTTCGAAAGAAAAAGATGATCCATCAAGATTCTCAGTAACACTAAGTTCCTGGCTGAAAAGTTTTTCTATAAAATCCTTTCCTTTTTTTTCGTAGATATCGGCTAAATATTTTATTCCAGACATTTTTTAATTTAAACAGTAAACAAATTTATTCCCCTTGTAATTAAAAATACTAAAAGGACCAACTCTTAAATTCTTCTTTGGAAGAAAGTCTGAGTTTATTATATATTCTTCTAGAAATAGGAGGATATTAAAAACCAATATCCTTGATCTATTGCTTATTTTTTTATCATTAAAAAGATCATTAAGAATACCAACGTAATTCTCTAATGAACTTTTTCTACTTGGTTTTACAAGAACCTCAAAAACATCCTTCTCTATTGTATAGACAATTTTGTTTTCTATTATTATTTCCCAATCTCCATCTGTGTTCTGATTAACAAAACCATCATCACCAATGAAAGTATTAAAAATAAGATTATGATCATCAAGAACAGATATTGAAGTTATCTTTTCACCAGTATAGTGTTGCAGTACTGGATATAGAGCTTGACTTTGTAATTGATTCATCATTTTTATTCCTCCTCATCCTCATCGTAAACTACATCGTCAGTACCTTCATCTTCATCACCATAAGTGTATTCCATGTTAGGATCTTCTTCCTCTTCTTCGTCTTCTTCATCTTCCATGCTTCCTACATGCTCTTCAATATGCTCGTCCCAAACTGGTTGCATTTTACATGATAAGAATTTAGAGAATACTTCACCATTTTTTCTGTCTTGTATAGTTACCATTCTTGGTCCGTTGATCTCATCTAATTCGATGCTTTCAGCAAACATTTTTGATTCTTCTATATTCATAAAAGGACCGAATGTATAGATTCCAAAATCCGGTGTGGTTTTGATCTTTAAAGGAGCAGACATTGGCTCTTTACTATAATTCATCATAGCATCTTCTTTCTCAAACATGTAATCGTCACACATAGTAACAAAATGATAGTTAGGATCTCCGCCATCACCGATCATCTGCTTAGCCATATCAGAAGATTTAGACTCATTCATTTTCTTTTTGAAAGCAAAGTCTTTGCTATTAGATTTAAGTTTAATACCTTTCTTTTTCTTGTACTCGTCCCAAGCCATTGAAAGACCTTGCATGTACTCTTCCTGTGATTTTTCATCACCTTTGAATTTTTTATCAAAAGGTCCAGAAACACCATGTTCTTTATTGTACTTCTTAGAGAAATCTAAATACTGATTTCTTTCAGTTACAAGTTCTGCTTCTTTTAAGTCTTGTCTTTTCTTTTCTATTACTAAAGAGAATTTTTTCATTTTTTTATGCGTTATTTGGTTGGAATATAGGTTGATTAGGATTTTTTTGTTTTGTATAATAAAGGTAAGCTCTATTCATTCCTATATCATCTAGAGCAGGTACCTGTCCTTTATTAACCTGAGCTTTTTGATAAAGCTCGGTGATATTATCTTCTAATTGTTGCTCAGTTTTAATGTTCGGTAGTTCATTTTTAGCAAAATCCTCATTTGTGTGTCTCATGAACTCAACATCTACATCTTCATCCTTAGCTGGTACTCTTTTAGAAATCTCATATTTAGTAGGTCCGAATACTCTTTTAAGTACTCCTGGTACAATAGCCGGAAGACCGAATAACATTTCATATCCAGTATTTAAACCCCCGCCTCTAACAGCTCTATTTTGTCTTGTTATATCTTGTCCTGCTTGTGCAATATTGTTTAGCTTGTCTTCGATGTACCCAAAGAACCTTTGAGTTTTTTGTAATATACTAGCATCTTCAGGTAGGTTATAATGATTTTTAGCCCTATCACCATATGTCTTAGCATCATTTCCTAAGTGTCTGCTAAAGAATAATTCTTCAGATTCATTAATACAGAAATCTCTATATTCTTTGATGTTTCTCATTGAGATTTAATTATTTCTTTTATATATCCGAATTCTAAATTTTGATCTCATATATCTTGTATTCAAATTGCTCTTTTTTATAAATTTCAATTCTTTCCTTAGAATGTTTAAGCAAATAGTTGTCTTTTCCACCAAAAGAGAAGTCATCAACAAAGTCTATAATATTAACTTTCTCTTTACCATCAAATAGTCTCATCCCCCTACCTAAACTCTGCTTAATCAGTACTTCAGATTTATATGATTCAATAAGAAATATATTGTGTATATTTTTAACAGATATACCAGTAGACATAGTGCCAAAAGAAGCAACCATTACTTTATTAATACCTTCTTCCATTCTTTTAGTGAAAATATCTCTTTTATCAGGAGCAGTGTCACCGTCTATATAATAAACCTCTCTATCATTAGACCCTTCTCTTATTCCGTCATATATTCTTTTACCATATCCCTCGCCAACAGATTGAAAAAGTAAAAGAGAATTCTTTGATGTTTTAAGAACAAAATTTATAATATAATTAAGTCTCTTGTCAGAATTAACAACAAGCTTTCTTTCTAGATTAAAAAGCTCGTTACCCTCCATCTCATTTTTAGTTTCTTTTAATGTAGCAAGCTTCTCTTTAACTTCCTCGTCCATCCAATCCATTTTAACTATCTTAATAGAAACAGGAGTAGCATATTTGTTATCAAATAAAAACTTTGGAGAAATCTCCATAATTAAAGGTCCAAGAAATTGTTGTATAGTTAAATACTCTGCAGTATTTTTATTAGCTAATGTTCCAGATAGCCCAAATCTCCATTTAGAGTCTTTACATAATGCAACTACCTTTTTAATAGATGCACTTTGAGCTTGGTGACATTCATCTACAAATACAGCTTCCACATCATCAAAAAATTCAGGATCCATTTTAACTAAAGATTGATATGTACCTATCATTAATCCACCAGAGATCTTTTTCTTATTAGATCCATGAATTTGTTGTATCTCGCAGTCTTCTAATTTCTCTAGACCATATTCTTCAAAATCTTCAGATCCTTGTATAACTAGATTGGTGTTAGGAACTACCATAAGGAATTTTTTCACCTTTAAAACCTCCTTAAGATAAGCCATTACCATAAAAGCGATTAGGGTCTTACCAGAACTTGTTGCTACCTCGGAAACAGAAAGTTTAAATTTTATAATCTTCCATGCTGTTTCTATTTGGTAATCCCTAGGTATTTTTTCAGGATCCCCTCCGACACCCCCCTTAAAGAATTTATTACACCATTCAGTGTATTTTTCTAAGGTAAAAGAATTATCGATGATTCTTTCTAGTCCGTTTATTTCTACCTCTATTTTATATTTTTCGCATATCTGGTATACCTCAGACCAAAGTCCAGAAGGCACTCTCCAAATAGGTAACCTTTTATCAACAAAGCATATTGCTCCGTCCCAATGTTTTTTCTTAACTAATGGATGAAAATAATGATTATGTATTTTTCTAGTTAAAGATATATCAATCTGTTTTCTTTCAAATTCCTCTTCGTAATCTATAAGACTTAACCAATTTCTATCTTCACTTACTACAAATTTTAACATTATTAATAGTTATTTTTAACCGCTCCTGATCTTAAATATTCCTCTAAAGATATTCTTGATTTCACACCATAAAGCATGTGATCGACAGTTTTCATAGTCTCGTTAAGGAAAGATATTTGTCCATCAACAAGATCCATTCTTTCTTTTAATTCAGAAAGATCCCCTTCTATTAAAGGGGTTTTTTCATTAGCCCCATATTTTACTTGAGACATTTCAGAATAGTATTTTAATCTATTAGACTTATCTTTTCTAAATTTAGCATTAAGCTTGCTCATTACCTGACCCAACTTAGCAGAGTATTCTAATAATATCTGTCTATTATAATAAAGATCTACCTGCACATCTGCAAGTTCTCTAATATTTTTCATTCTAATAGAAAGTTCTCTAATTTTTTCTGTCCATTCTTCTCTTTCTATTTGAAATCCTTTATCGAAATCTTTCTTCTCTACATTAGGTTGTTGCTCTGACATTTCTTTTTCTTATTTTTTGATATCTCTTTAACTTCCGAGTCTATCTTATTCTTTACTATCTCTGTGGAAAAATTATCAGATATATCAAAATCGGGAACATCTAAATCACCTTTTATATCTACAGGGAACTTAAATTTGTTGTTGTTCTTTTTATATTTCATATATCTATAATATCCCATTTATCAACAGAAAAGTAATTATCTAATCTTTTGATCTTCTTTCCTGTGGATCTTACATAATTAACCACATCGTTTAAATCCCATTTATCCCTTTCTGGTAATTCACATTCTTTTATAAATTTTCCCCATAGAAAAACTTCCTCGCCCGCTTCCAAAAATTCTCTGGCTTTTTGTCTCCCAACCTCATCGCTATCTAATAACCATCTTTTGTTTGTTACATCAAAAGGAAAAGGATTATTTATAGAACATAATGCTATTGCATTAGGACAAAGCCAAGCATCTAAAGGACCTTCAAAAGTTGTTATCATTGAATCTAGATCCACAGTAGAGAATCCAAAAACGCTAGATATTGGATCAACTTCTTCGGCTTTTAATATAATTTCGGGGTTTGTTTCTTTTAGGAGATTTTTGTAAATACCACTAAGCTTGTAAGTGTAGTATTTACTTCCACTATTCTTTTTTACTATAGGCCTAATCTGTAGACCAAGTATCTTTGTTTCATCTCCGGATAGATTCAGGAGATATAAGTTCCTTCTTTTAGGATCCCATAGGAATTTATTATCGGGTACATGATTTCTTTCGATTAACCATTTCTCTCCGTATGTTCCTTTCACTTCTAGAAGATTTAATGCATGTTTAAATTCCTCTCTACCAACAAGTATATCTTTGTAATTTTCAGAAAAAAAGTAATCTAAAGAATTTCTTATTTTTTTCCTTATAGTCGAATTTCTAGATATCTCTGCTATCTCTGCAATTTCATCAGTGGAAAGCATTCCGTTGATTTCAAAATCTCTAGTAAATTGATTTAGATTTTTGAAGACCGCACATCCACCATTATAACATTTATATGTTAATGTATCGACATAAAGATTTCCTCTTTTTTTCTTAGCGTCTTTGGAGTCTCCACAATAAGGGCAACAGAAGTTTAGTCTGTTGCCCCCTTGATAGATTTTTAATCTTTGAGGATCATTACCAAAGAACTTAAGTAAAGCAGAATTAACTATTCCTTTAACCCTATCTACTGATAGGACACTTATATCCTTTGTTTCCATAACAATCCATTATTTATAGATCGTTATAAAGATCATCCAAAGATGGTGCAGATTTTTTAGCTGGTGCTTTAGCAGGTTTAGCAGGAGCTTCATCCTCTGTATCATTAGATTCTTGGGTTGATGTTCTGCTATTAGCATCTTCGTAGAATGAATCTACAGAAGCAGTTGTACTTACTGGTTTAGAATCTGAACTAGTTCCGATAATCTCAGAAACCATTCTTCCGTCAGGAATTGTGTTTCTAATAATTCTCATGATTTTTTCATTCTCTTCATCGTCCCAATCAGAATAATCATATTTTTCTATATCTAAAGGACCAGTCTTAAGAAAGTTTGTAACCATCTCTCTACCTTCTTCAGATCTTTCTACTGATACTCCATCAATAATTAAAGCCATTTTATCTCCTACAAATTGACAAAGATCATAGTTGTTCCATTCTCCAACTTTTCTCACTTGAAGACCGAAGTTTTTACCTTCGAATAAGTCATAAGGATTTGAAGGATTTCCGAATTCTGGTTTGATTTGTTGCTCGATCATATCGTTAACCTTTCTACCGAATTTGAATATCATAATTTTACCTTCCAAGTCTGGTCGATTTGCATCTTTAACTACTTGAATTAAAGAATAAAAATCTTCTTTTCTAGAGAATGATTTAGATAAATCCTGATCCTTAGCAGAAGCAGAATTTTTAAGCTTCCAAAAAAGATCTTTAAGTATTGATTTTTTTCCTACCGTAGATGGACAAATAGCTTTGTGATTTGCTCCGTCTACTGGATCTTTCAACCAAACATAATATTGGTGAATTTTAGATTTTTTAGGATTTGTGATGTTAGGTAAGAATCTAATTAAAGATTTATACACTCCGTCTTTTCCTAATTCGGGATAAGGTTTATAAATAAACTCATCATCGTCCTTTGTTTTAATTTCCTGCTTAACAAACGATTCATTGTCAAGATTAAAGATGTCAAAATTTTCTTCCATAATAATTCAAGTTTTTTTTAATTTATATTATTTAGTATTTATATCTTACTACCAGATAAAAGTTTCTCTAAATTATCCTCAATAAACAAACAGATCCATGTTGCATCAATTATATCAGAACAAGGGTTCTCAACTTTACCCGCTCCTTTGATCCATAAATCTTTATATTCCTTCAAAACATTCAAAAGTGGTTTTAATCTGTCCTCAGATATTCTGTCTTCTATAAGCTTACAGTAAAGCTCATCTTTCTTAGCATTTCCTTTTACTGCAAATTTCTTAAGTGTGGTCGGAGAGATCACATAGAAATTATCAGGATTTATTTTCTTAACTACACCAGCTCTAATTAGAGCGGTTGTCATAGAAATATCTATAAGTGAATTACCATTAGATCCAAAAGATAAACCTTCCATACCCACTATAGTGTTCTCGTCGAGATATGGGGATAAAAGATCCAAAGCAACTTCAGAAAAATAAACAGCGTTTAAAATCTTCTGTCTTTCCTTCTCGTGATATTCTCCAGTAAATTCTTTCTTGGAAATAATATTTATTGAGACACTCCCATTATCATTGAGAACTTTAAAAGGAGATCCCTCTTTTTTAAGCATCTTATCTATGATGTTAGTTGTTCTATGAAGACTTATCCATTTACAGCTATCATTTGTTAGTATACAAAACCCAGGAGAGTTCAACGAAAAATCGACACCGACTATTCTCTTATCCGATTTCAAGTTTAACATCCACGTAATTACATTTAAATCCTATTGAGAAAGTAGAAAATTGAGGTGTACTTGAAGCGTAGTTCAATTGTATTTCAGATAATGAAGTGAAGACCGGCTGTTGTAGAAGCACGCTAGCCATAACAACTCCCTCATTATCAAGTAATAATAATCTAAAGTCCTGTAGATATTGTTCCGGATTTTGGAAATCCAAGAACTTTATTATGTTCTCATACAAAATCCAATAGTTTATAAATCCTTCGCCCAACTTAAAAGTGACAGTGAAATCTCTTTGTATTAAATTTTGTAGAGTTGTAGCACTCTTATAAGTTTGTTTAAAACCACCAGGTCTAATTTGTTCCACAGTATCTATAGTTCTGAGTGTGGGAAAATTAACTTGCTGAATAGTTGAATTTATAAAGTCATTTACTGTGTCATAAGGAATGGGCATTCTCTTAACATATTTAGAATACTTATCAATTACACTATCAACTACAAATCCCTTAGGAAAATTAAAGATGAAACCATTCTGTCTAGCATTTAAAATCATTTGTTAATTATTTCTTTGTCTTACCTTTATTTGCAGCTGCTTCAGGATCATTAGTAACAGGAAATACTAAAGCATTACAATATTTGACATATGTGGGATCAAAAGTTCCATTTGCTAATTTAGGGTGAATCTGTAAAGCTGCAGTTAAGAATTGACTAGGTTTTATACCTTTAAATAATGTTGCTCCAGGGGATCCTGGTGTAAAATAATAATTAACTACTTTTTGTACATCAGACACAATCACTGTTGCTCCAAATATTAGTGATTCTTTACCTGCTATTGAATCAGCTAAAGCTGGTATATTTATATTAACCGATTGTAAAGAACTTTGTATGGATAATGATGATTTTCCAACAGAAACTCCAGATCCTGTAGAATTTAATTGTGTAGCGGGTTTAACACTTAGTATAGAGCTACTTCCCAAAACATAATCTTTTATAGCTTTGTTAACTTTAGTAATTGGTACTTTAGAATTAATTTGATTTCCTGTAGTTGTTGAAGTTCCCGTTGTTCCTGTTGTTCCTGTTGAAGAAACAGTTGTAGTTGTGGTTGTAGTAGCTCCAGTAACTCCAGTTGTAGTAGCAACTTGAATTGTATTAGTACTTGCTAAAAACTCAGACTGATTTTGCCAAGATCCAGAATATAGCTTAGTTTCTATGCCATCTGGGGTCTTAGAAACTATATAAAATTCTTTACTAATAAATCCAAGAATTTTTTTAGAATTAGATCCAACAACCTTAAATGAAACCTGTCCCTGTGAAGGATTAGATATTGATGTTTTATTCTTTATATTTTCCACCCTAACACTCTGACCACTAGAATCTAAAAATACCATATAATAAGTTAAAGAATTACCAAGATCTATTATCTCTGGAGTTGTTGCATCTTTTAAATTATACACTGTGAATTTATAGAAGTTATCAAAAGGATCTATTAAAATCTTGGCTTTACCTTGACCGTATAATTGTGTTACGTCTGGACCTGATGTTTCTGATATCACATTACCGTCTTTATCTATAATTATAGTTTCCTGTGTTACTGAAATATTATTATCTTTATAAAATACTGGTATTTTCTTTTCTAATGGAGTGACATTAGGAGCAACTCCCACACCAGAAATAAGATTAGGTGCTTGTATTATTTTATTATAAACTTTCTGAGCATATGCACCAGTAGTAAGATTTATTACATTATTTTCTTTTCCGTATTTGTTTATATCAAAGGAAGAAAATGTAGATCTTCTTATGATCTGATTCTGATTTCCTTTATTAACCAATCTCATAGTGTAATTCACAACAAAAGATGTGGATAAAGGATTAGTTAAAACTGGCCTAAATATAGAAGGAGAGTTAAAATCGTCTATTTGTGTGCTAGAAAAATTGTATGTAGTTATATAAGAAAGACCCACTTGCTCTTTTACCTCTAGCTCATTAACAACATAATAGGTATTTCCCACCTTTCCTTCTGCTGTTAAGAAATCTTCTAAAAAATTACCATCCCATGTGGGATAGAATTCTAAATAATTATAAAATTGATTCTCCTGAATAACCCCAGCTAAAGAACTAAAATTATCTTTGGGAAATATACTGAGCTGTGATCTAGTTTGACCTATATAATTCTGATATCCATTTTTAAGAACAGTCTGTGTGACTTCAAATATTGTAAACTCTACAGGAGCATCTTTTAAGAATCCTTTTCCATCTGAAGATATCTTTGCAGCTAATGTGCTTGACTGTGTGGAATTTCCATTCAGTACTTCAAACTCATAAACCATATTAGCATAGGCAGGAATCTTAACCTCTACATATCTGTCATATAAAGCACCCCCTAAATAAATAGGATTAGGATTTAAAACTGATAATAATACATCAGATTTTTGTAACAAAATCTGCATTACCGTGGCTTTTTTCCCAGTTCTTTCTTGATATTTAGCTTGCAAAATTACACCATCAAGATTATCAAAATTGTATCCTGATACAATATGGAATTTTACAGAGTCATAATAAACTCCTATGTTAGAAGGAAACACTACAGGAAGATTACTTACTGAAGTTAATTTAGGATCTGTATCTAAATAAGGAACTAAGTAATCTTTATCTAATGTAACAAATCTATTTTTGTCAATCTGGACTACACTTAAATCCCTAACATTGTTTGTTGTGGCTTCTGCATTAGGATCATTTAATATCTGTACAGTGTTATCAAAATACCCATTTACTATTTTTTCAAATCCTATTGCAGGGAATCCAGTATTAACATAATATATTTCAGGAGTTGGTGCAGTTGTGTAATTATACTCTAATAATAAGTAATCAGTGATTTTAACAAACCTTTGTGTTGATGTATAAGCCATGTCGTATATATTCCTTAAAATTTAAACCAAGAATACTGAACACCTAATCCTATATTGAATACAGGTCCAGCAATAGGTTTGCCATTAAGTCCATATCCTGCTCCCACACCAATTCCAACATAAGGTCCAACTGACCATTTTTTGTTGGGAAACATTGACTTAAGCACATCCGACTTATAAGGATCTATAACAGCACCTTCGATATCTGTGATTTTCATTCCTGGATATTTAGGGGTTACAAATATTTCAAGAGCTTTATCTTTCTCTCTAAGACCAGTGATAAATGAGAATCCCATTTCGTCTTGGTCTATTCTGGTTTTTCCTGGAATAACACTATTATTAATTGTGTCTACAATAAAGAAACTCTTACCTGAAAATTTTCTGTAATTGTTTACAGAAAATAAAGAATCATATTTCCAATCTAAACTATAATTACCGTTTTGATAACTAGTGAGATAATTATTTACATAATGTGTATCAACTTTAGTCTCAGTTATTACCTTCTCAATCACTATGACTTTTCCCTTCTGTTTATCTAATTCTTCAGCTAATCCTTTATTGAGTTTTTCTAAATCTTCCTTGGAAGACAATAGGGTCTTTCTCACATATGTTGCTTCACCAGCTTTATTTTCTTGAATGCGTACAGTGTCTTTTAACGCATCTAAATTCATATTCTGTATCTTGATCTGTGACTTAAGTGATAAGTTGCTGTCGCACTGTCTAAATAGCAATAAACAAAGTGCAGCAACTATTGCTAGTAGCACAATGTCCTTTCTTTTAAGCATTTTAGTAATTAAAGATTCTTCTTTCATCTTCTCTTGTTTTATTTAATCGCTCAATCTCTAATTGAGCTTTGGTTTTAAGAGACTCGATAATCTCTTCGCGACCGATAAGATTCTCTTTGTTCTCTAAATGATATCCAATCTCTTTCTCTATTGCGGAAAGATTATCATGTATATCATTATATTGTTCAATAAACCATTTCTTCATATTAATAGTATTCTATAATAGTAAAATTAAATCCTAGCTTAACGTTATTACCATCATTCCAATTAATCATTCTCCGGATATAGATATTTGTAGTAGTTACTTGGGGTGATGATGTAAAGAAACAAAATAAAGAATCGGTAAAACCGGAACCTGCATATCTACCAGTTACGTGTACAGTGGTTTTTAAAGGATCTATAGTAGGATGTGTTAAAACAATTGTTGCACTATTCGCATTCGATGCACCTCCAGCTTGATTATAACCAAATCCAGTAGGCAATGCTCCTGTAGTATAAGGATCACCAAAGTCATAAGCTATTATTGGATCGGCTGGTTCATTAAAGTAGAAAAATGCGTATCCTGTCCACGTTTTCTTTATCTTACTACTTGCATTTAATGTTAAAGATCCTGTACTTGGTCCAATAATTACATCATTTGTAACAGTAAGATCACCCGTTGCTGATGTATCACCTACAATACCAACATTTCCTGTTACTCCAACATTTCCCGTCACACCAACATTTCCTGTTACCTCAACATTTCCTCCCGTTACTCCAACACTTCCTTTTGCCTTAATAGCATAATCTGTACCGGCTCCGGAAACTCCTATAGCAGCAGTATAATCTATAGCCTGTCCAACAGCTATATTTTCCCCAGAATCGCTTACAAAGAATCCAGTAGTATTAGCAATGGCTGTACCACTAATTAATGTTTTTGCGCCAACTGCAATAGCTACTGATTTATTGGCATTCAGGCTTGTGCTTGATGTTAAAGGTATAAAAGATGTTATCTCTAATCCGTTAGGATAATTATTAACGGAGTATCCAGCTGCAGAAGGCGATCCTTTTGATAATGTTGTTGTTGAATATAGCTCTCTTGAAATCTTAAGTAAAGAATTACCACCAACTAGTTGGTTTTGTCCTTTTGCACTATTATTAAACATTGATATAGGACTATCAGTACCTATAGTCTGTACTCCTGTTACAAGTAAACTGTGATTATTAGCATTACCTCCAATAAAAGTTGATCCAGTTAAGGGTAATAATATAGTAGAATAAGTATTAGAAGAAGATCCTATAGAAACTCCTCCTGCAGTTGCTCCAGAACCACTATTTACACTTAGTAATGGATACGTACCAGCTACTAGATTAAGCTTATTTCCTCCTCCTGTACCGTTCGCCATTATTTCTAATAACCTATTAGAATTTTTAGTTTGAATTAAAGTCCTTGATGCAACATTATTAGCACTATAAACACCTGAATTAGTATACGTAGTAATACTAAATACAGGAGCAAAACCTGTGGTATTTGTTGGTGTTGATATCTTATGCTGATAACTTATTAATGGACCAGCGCCAAATAAGTGGCTACTATTAGCGTAAAACTCTTGTGTGATGTCAGGACCAGTACCTGCAGATGATGTTGCACCACCAGCAGAAGTGAAATCAAATACACCGTCACCTATTATAGTTCTTGGTGCATATGTAGAAGCTCCCTTTGTTCTTACTTGTACTCCTGGTCCGTAGTTAGGAGATGTGACAAATAATTGAGGAAATCTATTACTCGCCTCTGCCATACCTGTTGTTTGTATTCCTCCTGAATTATCCCCGGTAGGATTTGTGTGCCCGAACATACTGTGTCCCTCTACAAATAATACACCTTTATTGTTATTTAGAGGAGATAAAGCATTACCAGTAAATAAAACTCCAGTATGTAGTGAAAGAGTTTTAGATATACTAGTATTTCCAAATACCCCTAATCTTCTTGAATCGTCTCCTGATTGTCTAAATTGACCTGTACCTAAACCAATACCTAATCCTGTTGCATTAGCAAATAAAGGAGCATTGGTATTATTGCTAGGATTTCCTGATGATTGATTTGATAATTCTAGAAATCCACCATTAGAAGCTGCACTAATAAATGTACCTTTATTTGGTATTGGGGTTCTTAGCATTATGTTATCCTCACTACTAGTTGCTGTTATTTCACCCTTAGCAAGAATATTTACTCCTCCCGAAGCTGCAGTAGCTGAAGATATTATACCTATAGATCCCCCTGGGTTTCTTAAAGAGATATCATAAAAATTAGGAGCTACTGGGCTTGATGTATCCCATTCTAGTGAAGGGTTATTTAGGTATCCAGTAGCACCTGCCCCTGTTGTAATATCAAGATCAGCTCTGCCAAAACTTAATATCTTAAGTCTATCATTTCTAGTGGCTATTTTTAATTTAGCTCCTTCGTAATTAACATTATATATTGCTGATCCTCCTGGTGTATAATCACTAATTGAAGCATCTGAAAGTACCAATGTGGCAGCAGTAGCACCACTAGTTCCAGTTCCTGATATTAATATACCAGAGCCAGTAGCACCTCCAACTATATCAATTGGTGTAACTTTTTGAAATAACTCTCCGGCATTTAATCCATATCCTGTATCAACCCATCCAGTAGCAGAGAGTACATAAACTTCTTGATTTGCAGAATCTGGGTCTAACCAATAATCTCCTAATGTGGGAAATGTCCATGGATTAGATCCTGTTATATTACTAATAGCTGGGGCGCTATCTTGAACAAACCATTTAGTCCCTGAAGGACCTTGTACTCCTTGAACACCTTGTGGTCCTTGTGGACCAACAGATCCTGTAGGACCTATCAGTCCTTGTTGTCCTTGCGGACCACCACCAGCACTAAGTATTTGGTCATAGTTATAATTAATCTTGTCAACTATTGTTGATTGATTGTCTCCCTGTAAAATGTTTAATATGTTAATCTGCGGCATCTCTATTTATAGTTACAATATATATCAAAAATTCGATCCTCATTAAATTTTCCCTATCTGTATAGAAAATGCTAGAGAATAATTAAATGAAGGATCCTTTGGTATTCTAAATTCGTATTTTAATTCATTAACTTTAGTGTATCTAATCTCTTGTGAAGGGTAATAGCCATTTATTAATTTTTGATAATCTGCAAGATCACCAGTAACGGGAATTAATGTCTGCGTGTCTGCAACTGGTGTTTTTTTCAAATAAGATCCATTATCTTTAGATTGGAAAATAGGCAATACATTTAATTTTATGTATTCTATAAAATCATCATCCACATCAGACAAACTACCAAATCCAAATTCAGGAATTATAAATTTATTAAAAGATTCTTTACCTCCATTTTCTAAGAAGAATCTTGTTAACATTCTATCAACTAATAGAACACCTCTTAGTTCTGTTGGTGTGTTTTCCCAAAGTATTTCGTAATTAGCATAATTGTTATAATTAAGATCTAATACGCCTTTAAGTGAATTAGGATAAACAATCTGTTTTTGTGAATTAATTGTGTCAGGGGTTTGCATTACTTTGCTACCAAAGAAAGATTTTTCTTCTTTCATATTTTTAGTTCCCGGCAAACTCACATATCCAGTAGGACCCGAGTATTGTCTATAAAATCCTGCGTCCCAAGAGCTCTCAAAAAGAGAAAGATCTCTTTTATCTATTGGTGTTTCACCTATTAAATTATAAGTGGGATTATATGGAGAATTCTGTCCTATTCTGAATATCCAATCGGTTGCATATTTATAATAGTTAACGTTTTTAACGTTTCCAAAATTATCCTTACTTGGACCAAAAGAACAATATGAATATTCTATAGAATCTATTACATTTATTTTATGTCCCATATATTTTCCCCCCTCTGCAACATAATAAACTTCAGAAGAAAAGTCATAAGGAACCTTAAACATTATATAAGATCCCGAAGTTCCTGGTGTTCCAATTAAGCTATATCCTTGAGTTAAAGCATCAGTGGAATAAGAATTGCCAATATTATTTCGAGAAAAATATATATGATATCCAGTATTACTAGAATCGCTAAGATTAAAGAAATAAGTGACACCTTTGATTAATGATATTTCCCCTTGTGTGTTCCCGTTTATTTCGTAACATAAATTAGCACCTAAATCATATAGTTCTGTCCCCTCTATTTTATCGGTAACTTTAACAGTAAATGTATAAGCAGAAGGCGTAGTCCATAAAGGTATGTCATACTTTACATTCTCAAATTTTAGAATCTCTCTAAAGCTAGGAATATAACCTCCGCCATATCTGTATAATTCTGTTTCTCCCTCTAATTCTGTTATATTATATCCCACGTTAAATAAAGAAAGCTCTTGAGGTTTATCTTCTATTTCTTCAGGGAATAGAATAGAATTTTGAACAAATGTAGAAGGTTTAATGAATTCTAAAACAAACTGATTATCTAAAATATCCGTGGTATTAGTCGTTTCGTTCCACACATAAGTCTTATATTCTATATATGGATATTCAGTATTAACCCAAAGTGATAAATTAGCAAATGATATTTTTTCTAATATATTACCCCAGTATGATTTGCCTCCTTCTCTTTGATAAATTGGTATATTCGAAATAGCAGTGTAATTAGCGGTTGATGGTATATCTAAAGGACCTGCTAAACCAATTTCACTGAAATCAAATCCATAATTAGAATCAATAGCTGTGAATTTAACAGCATCTTCTGAAACTCCCGTAGGGAAAGGTAAAGTATAACCACCTCCTACTCCTGAATTTCCTACTATTCCGTAGAAAGATCCAGGACTAGTAGAATTTGGGCCAGCTACAGAAGGTACCACACTAGGTAAATATGTAAAATTAATTTCCTCTCTTAGATCTGATTCATAATTAGGATTTGGTACAACATATATAGTTCCAGAATCTCCTGTTGTAAAACTATTAACTATGGAGAAAAATCCTTGTGAATTGGGATTGGTTGAGACATTCAAAGAAGAAGAAAGTTTAACATCTCCTATTTTTGGTAATTCAATATCATTATTAGGTAACCAACTAGGTGGTGAGCTTACTGGATAATATTGGCTATCTAGTTTATCTTTTAGAGAATAAAGTAAGAAATAGTCAAGATTCAAATATTGAAGTTCCGGGCTAATATTTTCAAAATCTAATGCTCTAGCATCTTCAATAAGAACCTCAACAACAAAAGTGATATTTTTAAAAGTTCTATTTTCAATAATTTTAACTTTTACCGGTGTCTGTATCTCGTCACTTATATTTTTTATAGGAACTATTACACAAGAGAATTTGTAATCATCATAAAATGTATCATCATCTACATATTTTATAGATTCCCCCTGTGCATAATCAGTAAATGTTCTCTTGATCCTTACCTTAGCTCCTCTATATAATGTTTCAGAAAATCCATTTCCTGAATTGAAATTGAACAGTGAGAATCTTTCCGTTAAATCTATTTTATCAATTGTTGAACTTGTAGGGTAATAAGGATTAAGATCCTCACCTTCAATTGAGAAATAATCTAAGAAATAATCTCTTAAAGAGGGATTGGTATCAGTCAATAAAGTCTCATCTATTTCTTCTGCTAAATAATTTTTATCAATATGAAGATTTGATTCTGGTATAGAATAAGGGGGTTTCTGTAGATGATACCATTCGTGGGTAAAGTATTGTGGATCTTGCGATCTTTTAAAAAAGCTTGGTGAGAAATTTAGAGGACTAAAAGCAATATTTGAATTTAGTCTGTATCCATTTCCTCTAATATCTGTTCCTCCGTTATAAACCCATTTTGTTATATAAGGACTTACCCTACTTTTTAAAGCAAATTCAGGATTATAATTATCTTGAGTGTAATCATATTCAGAGTCTAATTTACCAAAATTTAATACATCATATTTAGTATCAATACCATTAGTATTATTAATAAATTGTAGAGATTGTATCCCATAAAATCCAGGGAAAGCATCTAGGTCTGGATAGAAAGTATAATCAAAATTACTTCCCGTTATTCCTGATGTTATAAGACCTCTTGATGATAATGTAGGAAAAACATTAGACTCTGCTCCTGTAGAGGAAGTAACCAGAGTATATTCTTCATTTCCTGCAATACCTTCAAAGAAATCAGGACCATTTATAGATGAAGCCCCGTATGTTATTTCTGCTCCATTAGATACAAAATATGTTTTACCTGGAATTATTTTAGTAACTCCAGAAGGCTGAACATCTAAGTATTTATAATATTCCTCAGTGGGTGTATAGCCATATTGACTTGACCAAAAATCCATATCAATCTCTCTTAGACCGTAGAATGAGAATACTCCTAAAGGTATATCGTATGTATTAAATGCAGAGATATCTCCAGATGAGCCAATGGCTACAGTTTCTGTGAAATTCTTAATCTCTAAAGTTGCATGAGTTTCAAAGTCTTTAATTCCTATAATCTCTCCTTTTTCATCTTTAGAATATTGATCAATGAACCTATACTTACCTATAACTACAGATGAAGACTTATTAGAATATGTTGATAATCCGCTAAAAGAATCGGTTGATGTATTTTTTACTGTGTCAATAAAAGTTTTACCAACTTCTATTTTATTTGCATCTTCTATTTTAACTTTTATTCTAGTATTAGAATAATTAGATCCTCCAACAAAAGATTGCTTTTGGTTTATATCACAGGCATCTTTCTCGTTTATAAAAACGATACCTCTTTGTGAATCTGGCATTCTTTGATTAGTTGACAGATTTAAAAAGAAGTCAAGATAATATTTATTATTTTCCTGTGTACCTGTTGCTTTAGTTCTTATTACTAATTCATCACCAGATTCAAATGCTTCAAATGAATTATAATTAAAACTGTTTAATAATCCCGATAATGCTTTTGCTATATCTTCTTTTGTTCCTCCTGCATGATAATAGTATGTGCTATCTTGAGAATAAAAACTTCCAGGACCCCATTCATCTACAATCGATGACATATCAGAAGCTCTAAGTATATCATATTTAGAACCAGGAACTCCATAAGCTCCTAATGGATTATAAAATAAGAAACAATTTTCATTGTTGTTTGTTAACGTTCCGCCAATTCTTATTACTGAATATCCTCTTCCTTTTTCCCCCGTGCTTACTGCTTTATATTGTTTCTTTGTTGAATCATCTTTACCAGTAAGTAAACTAAGATCTAAAGAAACATCTTGTATAACTAATTCATTCTCTGTTGGACCTAATCCATAAGTTGTATAAGAAGAAGTCGGAGAAGTTATTCCATAATCTATTTCTCTCTTTAATGAATGAAAATTTCCATTCTTATCTTTTATCCAAAATAATTTGGTTTGCTCTAAAATGTTTACATCATCAGAATTTGGAAGAACACCAGTGATATAATTGGGATCTATATAAATTCTAACACCATTGTCGTTGTATTGGAAATAACTATTTTCTTGGCTATAATATCCCTTATCATTTCTATCTGGGATTGGTGTATTTCCTGAAGATCCAAGACTTTTAAATAGTGAATCCCCATCAAGTTTAAATTTAGCTAACTCTGGAGCATTAACATAAAGACCAAAATATCTATTTATGGTGTAATTTTCCGAGTCTGTATCATTAAATAGGAATTCCATATTTAATAGTTTATAACTAAGAATTCCATTATTTCTAAATCCATTAGTTATAAAATCCTCAAATCCTATTTGTGTTTCTGCATTTTCATAATAATCAAAAAGATAATCACCTTTTTTATCGAATATACCAACATTATAATTAACCCCATTAAATGTAGTTAATTGATTATCTTCAAATCTTGCGTCTATTAAATTCTCCGTATATCCTGGAGTTGTTTTTATTTTTCTTAAATATTTACCAATATCAGAATCTTCAGTGAGATCGAACGTAGACACTATTGTAGCCTTAGGTAAGATCTTATCATAGAAATGGTTTTCTGTGTCCTCTACGGAGCTTATATTATAAGAAGAATCTAATAATATCACTGTTCCGCTTCCTTGTGTAACATTAAATAATGTAGATGCAGCAGTAAAAACATTTCCGTCCGTATATGTAACAGTATTACTTGATATTTTATAAGGTAAGTAACCAGGAGCAGTAGCATCTACTGTTGTGTCTTGTAATACTTTATATAATTTTCCCACTACTAAAGATGTAACTGGTATCTTATAAGAATAATCTATAGGATCATTCACTTTGAATATAACAAAATGATCAGGAATATCCTCACCTATCCATAAAGGTGCAAGATAAGTGAAATCTTCCGAATATCTATCAGAAGCTAAAGGTGATACACCTGAGCTATAAAAGAAATTGTATACACTTGATAGATCATTTGTTTGATTTTGTACAGGTTCTTCTTCTCCAATAAGTCCAAAAACAAATTGCGGTGGAGTCTTCCCCTCGTCAAAAAATCTATATAAATCCTTATCAAATGATGAATCCGGTGATATACTAAATCCTTTATAAGCACTATTAGACATTTCCGAATTAGAATCTATCGAATTAAGCCAGATCCCTTTACTAGAATCCACGGTTATTTTAACATTACCAGATATTCTAGGATTTGCTCTAAGTACCCCAAAAGATGAGGTCTGTTTTATTATTTTTCTAGCCACTTATTAAATAGTTTGATTACTTTGTGAATAAGCTGGAGAAACTAACGAAGTTTTAGTATAGCTTCCGGTTACAAGAACGTCAAGAGAAAATAAATCCTCGTTTCTTACTTGTATATCTATTCCTATTTTTTTACTGTATGTGATATTTTTAAGGTTACCAGCATTTCTCCATCCTCCAATAAATCCTAATTTATCTTGAGCTCTCATTTGAAAAATTAAAGGAACTGTTATTGCGTTTTCTTGTCCAAACTCTAATGTCTTTTTAGCTAACTGTGTTGATCCTTCTATTTGTATTGCAGTGTGTGAGGTTGGTGCTATAAATAAATAAGATCCGCAAGAGTACTTACCACATAAGAACTCATCAGAATCTATAAATCCTAATTTATTAGGATAAGCATTATCGTCAATACCAAATGCTGATGCCGAATTAGCTGGATAGTATTCTAATTGTTGAGTAGAAAGTGTTTGTAAACTTGTTGATAAAGAAGATGTTATATTAGTGTCAGTCTCAAATCCTAAAGCATGTCTGAATGCAGGATAAGCCATAGTTCCAGATCCAATTACTAATGGTCTTTCTAAATTAGAAAAAGAACTGGAAGATGCATCATTGATATCTGGATGCGATATATGTACACAGAATTCATTTAGACTACCATTTCCATCAGGTAAAGCTGAAGTATAAGTTCCGCTCCAAATATTAGCATTAGCACCAGCTCCTGTAGGAGCTCCTGGTTGCTCAAAAGGCATAAGTATACCATCATTATTTATAGGTAATTGTGATGCGCCATCAGCAGTACCTTGAGTACTATTCCATATTAAACCCGTAGGTGGAATAAAATAAAGATTCTCGCCTAATCCCACACTCTTATACCTAGTGTAAACAAATTGTGAATAGGCATTACCACTTTGATATCCTGATGCTTGTATAAATGCTCCCGGTGTATTAACATCAACATTAGCAGAGTTAATACCCGATAATTGAATTGGCGTTTCTCCGTATTTTCTGTTATTGTTATAATCGTTCTGTCCGCTTATTGTGATAGGTGCTTTAACTCCTTGTCCTCCAGGTATTAAAGAAGAAAGTTCTAAAGGCGTAGCAGCTTCATTTCTTAATTCTAAGTAATAAATCACAGATGCTATTTTACCTTTATTACCTGGATTTGAAAGATCTATTAATTGATCATAATATCCAGCAAATAAATTAACTGTACTACCAGGATTAATCTTATTAGAGGTACCACCGCTTCTTATATAAACACCTAAAGTGCCTTTTGCTTTAGCTACTAATGCTCTTAATGATTGTAATTCATTATCAATTTGAGTTAACTTCTGAAATAAATCTAATGCTTTTCCTGCTCCATCAAAGAATCCTGATGCAATAGCAGATGAATTATGAGCATAAAATTTATCACCAGATGTAAACTGTGTAGATAAATGTTGGTCTAATCCTTTAGCTTGTAAATCCTCCTGTACTTTAACTACAGCCTGATCCATACTATTTTGTGCTATAAAAGCACCGTTGTCTATTGACACAACCAAATTAGCAGGGAATTCTACTATAGCAGAAGTTGACCAATCAGAAGTCAAAGGATTAGTGGGCCAACCAGCTTCAGATATAGATTGAACTTGTATTTCAACCTTTTCTCCTTTGGTTATAGCAATATCTAATTGATTTATATTTACCGTATTAGCATCACTAACATCTTCAATTTGCCAAACATATGTTCCAGTATTAGAATCATATACTTTCTTTCTTAAATCGCTTGTAAACTGTGTCCAATTTGTAAATTGTCCAGTCTTTTGTACCCCATTATTGTCTACATAATCAATCTGAGTTGTACCATTAGAATTTCCTGTTAATGAAAGGTATCTGTATCTCACATTAAATTGAACAATATTCTGTTCTCCCGTTTTAGAATCAATAATTGGCTCAGGTATAGGCCAAAATCCTCTGACTCTATATTTAGGAGCCTCCGTTAATTCAGGTGCTGCAATAGTTAGATTATTAACTTCGGTAATTGTAGTAGCTAATAAATCTGTTCTGATTTGTTTATCTTTGCCTAATGAAGTGATCTTATCGTTTAATTTCTTGTATTCAGCAGTAGGTGTTTTCCCTTTAGAAGTTGTAGTTAGTTCAGAAAGTTGTTTTCTTGTCTGATCTATTGCTCTGTCTATTGAACCTATTTCATTTTTTAAAGATGTTTTAATTTTAATCTTATCTTTAAAATCTACATTTTCTTTAGAATCTGTTATCTGTGAATTCACTTTAACTACCTTAAAGTTTCCAGGAGAAACTACAGGAGCAGAAGGGGTTTGTCCATAAACTGCAGGAATAACATTCTCTTTAGCAGAAGAAATAAAGATCTTACTAAAATCCGAAACTTGTGAAGAATAGAATTCGGATAATGTCTTAACACCATCGGATGTGTTTATTTGTAATTCATTAGACAAGAAACAAACACCAGGACTATATTTACTAGATGCAACATTAAAATCGCCATCAATAGATTTAATAAAAATAGCTTGTCTTTCATCAAATCCCACATTAACATCTACCATTCTATCAGATAAAACATTAGAATAAATTGTAAGAGCATTATCTCCTATTTTTATTGCTTCAAATCCAAATAATCTTTTTAGAGATAATGTTTGATTAGTAGTGTCAATTGATGTTATTTCATATTTAGTTCCCCCAGATGTCATTAAAGTGTCACCTTTTGTTAGGGTTCTAGAATCTGTTGATGTTGCTAAAGTATCTGTATATCTTAATGTGGTTAACTTATATTTTCTAACAGTATTAGTTGATGTGATACCATTTTCTGTTACCTGAGTTTCTTCATCATAAATTCTAAGTACTCCAAAAGATCCAATATATCTTATTGTTCTTAATTCTAATTCATTTATTTGCTCATCAGTAAAATATTGAATTCCCTGGCTTTTTAATGAATCAATAAAATCAGAATCAGTAATATCATTTCTTCCTTTTAAATTAGCATCGAAATATGCTTTTTGCACATCAGTTTGAGTGTTAGCTATAATTCTTTTTACGTAAACATTTTCAGAATTTACTGGGATCTGATTCTCTACATCAATAGAAACATAAAGAAGCGGATTTAAAAATGATTCAAAAAACCAATTATTTCTAGCTTGAAATGTACCAGGTACTTGAAGACTTCCTGGTGATAAAGGATCCTTTAATATATTAGCCTGATATATCTTAGAAACAGTGCCATCAGATTTTCTAATATTTGCTGTAGTGTCTTCTAACCCAGAAAGTGCTAATACATTTTTATCAATTCTATTAATCTCAGATTTTAAAAATCCATAAGAAGGTATTTGAATATTCTCTGAAGTGTTATCGTCCATTAAAAATTCAATTTGAACAGAATCTTTAGATGATGTCGCAACATCATTCAATTTATTTATGATTTCTAAAGAATTCTTTTGAAGCCTTAAAAATTGAGCTATTAAAGAAGAGAATGAATTTTTTGTGTTTGACATTTTATCTTATTTTATTTGGTCCACTTCAAATATTAGATTTTTATCATCTACACAAACAATATCAAAGATAGGTTTGTAAGAAGCATTTTGAAATTGAATATTTATAAATCCTGCAACTACACTAGAATAAGGTACTCCTGAAGGAGTTCCTTTTGGATATTCCCCTAAAGCATCAGTTAAAATAACCAATGAATAAACACCCAAATCTATATCATCACCTATTACTAATCTTAGAACTTGTCCCTTTTGCCATTTGTTTGTGGTATCATCTATCTTAATAACAATATCATTATTTGCTGTTATAGATAATCCATTATTTTTATGCTTAAGGTAATTAGTGTAAAGTTGAAGTGATACTGTGTTACCAGCAACAGGATTAATAGTAAATAAAGAATTAGTTCCTATATTATAATCTTGCTGTGTAACATCAACTTTTAATATATTAGGAGTTGATCTATCAACAAAAGTACCATCACCATCTTTTAGAAGGTCAAGGTTATAAGTCATATTTATAGATGTCTGATTCTGTAATATATTTTGTATAGTATCGCTATTTCTTTCAATTAAACTTAAGATATCTTGAGTGTTATCAAAAAGAGCTTGATTTGCTTGTAATGATTTTTCAACTGTATCTAATCTTAATTTTATATCTGTGCTATCGTCTGTATTAATAATAAGATCTGTCAATGCAGTAATTTGATCCTGCATTCCCATTATCTCTAATGTTCTATCATTAAGATTCTTAGCTGCATCCTGTAAAACAGTAGCTGCATCCATAAAGATAGAAAGCGAGAATGAAGAATAATCGTTTATTGCTTGCTCTACTCCTGTGCTTTCCACATCAGTATCAAACTTAAGATTTATTTTGAATCCGTAAGAATTACCATTTAATTTAGTAATAGGATCCGGCTTAAATTTCTTGAAATTGGGGAATTTAGCTGCATTAATAGAAACAGGCTCAGGATCATTTAAGAATAAAATACCATAAAGATTTGTTTCTGAATCTGTTGGGTTATTAGGATCGTAAACATCATAATAAACAAGAACTGCATTAAATTCAAAAGAAGTTGTAGTGGGAGTTCCGTTCCATTCTTCTATTGTAGAAATCCCTACATAATTTTGAATGGCTTTATAAGACGATGGTTCAAAATCAATTTGTACTCCATCTAGGTTACTTCTTTTATAATTTACACTATATCCAGCAGGTGCAGTAGATACATATTTTTCCAATGTATAATTGCTATTGTCAAAGAAACTAGGATCAGTAAAATAAGAATTAGCCTCATCTCTAGGTGAATACCAATTACTTAAAAATGTACCAGTTGCAGATATTCCAGTGACACCAGGTTCTCCTAAAACGTCTTGATCGAATATAGCCAATTTAGGTAATCCGTTAGGGCCATATAAACCTGAAGCCGAATCTCTTCCTTGAAGATATTCAGTGTCTAAAGGATCTGGAGGTAAATGTGTAAATGTTCTATCGGGATAATAATTCTCATCAGCAACAGTTTTAAATAGAACATATGGTGTTCCTCCGTCTCCTGTTGGCACATGAATATAAACCTCCGAATAAGCATTATCCGTATTTTGTACAGAGTTTACCACATCAATATCACCAATATATTGTACTATTCTTTCATATCTAGGAGTTGGTGTACCATTGCCAGTTAATAATGTGTCTTCTTCTACCCATCTTTTATCTGAGTAAGGAAACCCATTAACCGTTGTGGTTGTAGTCTGGTTTAAAGAAGCTACTACCTCATTTGTATTTGCTGATCTGTATCTAACACCCCCTAATTCTTTTATCCATTTCCAAAAAATTCTTTCAGAAACGTTTCTTTTTAATTCTGCATTGTAATTAGGATCCGAGATAACAGTAGATTCTAAATTTAAACAATAATTCTGAAATGAAATTTCAGGAGAAGGACTAAGATTATTAGGGTTTGTTAACACGAAATTACCAGAAGCTGCATCAAGAAAAGTTGTATCAATGGCATTAAATTGCAAAGTGTTTTCTTTATATGTCGGAGATCCCATTTCAGGAATCTTCAAAAGAGCATACTTAGAAAAACTAAATTTCTTTAATGAATTATTAAATGTTAATGTGAGATCTTCTGCAGCAGAAGAGAAGGTATAAAATGTACCCCCCTGAACTGCTATCGGTCTTATATAAGGTGTTTTTGCCATTGATTATTTTTCTTAATTAGAATGTAAATCCAGATGTAGAGTTAACAACCACCCAAGATCCTTTTTGTGAAGCTCCTGATTGACCTATTCTTGGCTCCCACATAATAGTTAATGATGTTTTATAAGGATTTCCCGATGTTTGTATAAAAGGATCCGTGTAATCACCTTCACTTCCACCAGTTGAAAATCCAGTATAATAAGGAGAAGTACCCCCAGTAACTCCAGTAGCAATTTTTCCTGCGGAAGTTGCTGTGTCGACTAATGTTACAGTATAACCTGCAGGAATATCAGAAGCAGTTGCTCCAGCGCCTGTTGTAGCGTAAAAGAAAAAACCTGTAGTAAATCCAGCATCAGCTGACGCACTCGAAACATAATTTGATTGTATATAAATAACATTTTCCGTTAAAGTTAATTGGTAAGGGGTTGAGTAAGTTCCAGTAACACCTGCTCCTGGTGTATTAGGAAAAGCAGTAGAAGAACCCACGGTGGCTTTTCTGTTAGTGTTAACAAAATTACCGGACGCTCCGATACTCATTCTTCCTTCCACATTTAGCACACTATTAAATGTTGCAGTAGCTCCAAATGTAGCTGTTCCTGAAGCAGATAAAGTGTTTGATTGTAGAACATTAGAGAATATACCAGTAGCTCCTACAACTGTGCTAGAAGCTATAATGTAACCTCCACTAGCTCCTGTTCCATATAGTTGTATAGTAGGTGAACCAGAAGCAGGCATAACTAAGCTGTTAGCCAGTAATGATTTTGCTTTAATTTGCCCATTTGTTGCGCTAGATACGTCAAGTGATCCAGTCAACACGTTTATATTAAATGTGTTTTCTAAATCATTATAAGCATTCTCAAGCAACAAAAAGTTAGCATTGATAGTTAATCTAGAACCTGAAATTGAATCGGTTCCAAGAATTTCAGTAATTGTGATTGCCATTTGATTTTCCTTTTTTTGATATATATCCTGTATTACTTACAATAGAAAAAGACAGGACAATCATTAAAGAAAGAAACATAGAATATGTTTCTTAAAAAAAATAAAAAATCTATGACTACAGGAAGCAATTGGACTCAAAAAAGGAAACCTAAAAATCCTATTAAATTTAAAATTAATCTAAACGAAGAGCAAAAAGAAGCTAAAGCTATTATTTTGGCCAATCCAGTTAGTGTTCTTAAAGGAGCAGCTGGATCAGGTAAAACGCTTCTAGCAGTGCAAATAGCTCTAGATATGCTATTTAATAGGGAGATTGAAAAGCTAGTTATTACTAGACCCACAGTAGCAAAAGAGGATATAGGATTTCTTCCAGGGGATTTAAAAGAAAAAATGGATCCATGGTTAGCTCCTATCTACGCTAATTTAGAAATGGTCTATGACAAAACTAAAATTGAAAAATTACTTAGTGAAGGAATTATAGAAATTTTACCTTTCCCCTTCATGAGAGGTAGAACTCTAGTTAATTCTTGTGTGATTGTAGATGAAGCTCAAAACGTAACAATGAGCCAAATGGAAATGGTACTAGGAAGACTTGGAATTGGTTCTAAAATGATAATATGTGGAGACACATCTCAAATAGATTTAAAAAATAAAAAAGACTCCGGGCTTGACTTTATGAATACCCTTGCTGCAAGAGTTGAAGGGGTTAATGTGATAACTCTTAAGAAAAACCATAGACACCCTATTGTACCCGCAATGCTAGAGGTTTATAGGGAATACACTTTATAATTATTTTAGATGAAAAGAATAAAAAGTTTTAATGATTTTATCGATAGTAATGTTAATGAAGGCATTTTTAGTAAAATAGCTAGGAGCTTTACCGGAGCCGATAGAAAAGAAATAAATGCTCAGGTAAAGCTATTAAGAGACATTTACGAGGGATTAAATGACGAAGAAAAGAAAGAATTTTCCGATAGACTACAGCAAAAAATAGATAAAAATAATCAAGGAGGCTCGAACATAGCTATTAGGTTACGTGAGAAATTTAAAACCATACTCGATTCAGGTGATTGGTATTCAGAACTAGGAGAAATATCATCAGATGATGCCGAATATCTAATTATGTATATTAGCTCACTCTATCAATACATAATTAGAGAATATGATAATATAAAAGAAGTAGTTCAAAAAAATAAACTAACTAAAGAGTTAGAAAAATATAATGAAGATGTCGCTAAATATAACAAAATTTCTTCATTTATAAAAAATGATTTTGAATCAAAAAAAGAAGAGTTTAATAAATTCTTTAGCTGTATCGACGGGAGTCCTAATTTTAAGAACAGAGACACATATGCTTTTATAGATAAATTTAATGCTTCTGATGGAAACAAAAAAATATTAGAAACAGACATATTTAAGAGATTCAAGGCTTATACTATTGAGTTAAATCATAAATTAAAAAGCTTTGAATGGAACTCGGGCGAATTTGTAAATACAGTTGAACTCTATGATAAAGTCCAAAGTAGATACGAAGAACTCTTCAATAAGTCACGGGGTATGTCTATAATACCAGATAAACCCAACTTTCAAATTTCGGGATGGGGTATGGACTTATTAACATGGGCTGAGGAAAATCTGAAAGATAAAACAATATCAGAGATGGCATTGGATATGACAATGAATAATTTGGATTATGTGAATGGAATGGAATATGTTGAAATAGGAACTGAAGATACTAAAGTGGCCATAAAAAGTGAAGATGGATTAATTGGTGGAAATATTGTTTATTCTGGGCAAAACTTTAATAATCTTAATTTAGAAAATGTATCATACCTTATCAATAAAGAAGGAGGATATAGGGAAAGGGTTTCAGGAAAAGTTATGTATGTAACTAATAATATACCATATGCTTTCTATTATTGCTATTTGAGATTCGGATTAGATGCTGATAGGCCTATCCCGAATTTATCTCAAAATTTATTTCCAACAGTTTATAAAATAACACTAAAAAAAGGAACTAAGTTTTTCCATAAAAGCGATAGCGATATAGACCAAAGAGAATACAAATTAGCTAGTATTTGCGGAATGTCTGGTTATCACTCAGGAAATGAAACAGTGAACGGTCAGAGCGTTGAAATAACATTAATTAACAGCGATTGTATTGATAAAATAGAGGCAATTAAACCAGGAGAGTTAATTTCATATTTTGAAAGTCCCGAATTTACTAAAGATAACCAACTTATAAAGGGAGAAAACTATAAAATAGATCAAGGCGAAATAAACTGGTATAAAGGATTAGTTTCACGGTATGTTATATAATTTTAATAATATGATAAATCTAAAGACATATAAAAAATTCCAATCAAATTCCGATTGGACAGAAGTTTATAATAAACTGGAAAGAAATTTTAATTTTCAGGATTTTAAACAGGCTTTAAAATTTATAAATGAGATTTCAATAATATGTGAAGAGGAAAAACATCATCCCGAAATTAATTGGATTTATAACAAAATATCTCTCAAGTTATCAACTCATGATGCAGGAGATATAATAACTGAAAAGGATATAAAATTGGCTAAATTAATAGATGAATGTTATTGAAATAATTATTAAATTTCAAATTTAGACAAAGGCGGAAACCCCATTTCTTTTCTATCATAATATATTGATCTCAGAAGATAATCTTCAGGATTAACTATCTCGGGAATTAAATCACCAGCAGTAGGATTTTTATGATCTATCACTCTAATTTTTCCTTTGTGCTCAGTTTGATAAAGATTACCATTAGCATCCTGTAATTCACAAGAGATTGTATAAAATCCGGAATTTACAAATGTCCATATAAAATATGGTGTCTTTCTAATCTTAGCTATGACTTCCCCTGTTTCAGTATCAGTTAAAGTCCATATATGATCTTTCTTACCAGGTACTAAAGAATCAATAGGATTTATAAATATAGTGGTAGCTAAAGGTATTTCAAATTCTTCTTGGAAGAATTTTTCTTCCTTCCATGCCCATGAATGAGACCCTAACCAAGATTGAACTGCTCCTATCTTATAGCCTGAATTAAATCTTTCCTTTGGTATTTTACCCAAGAAAGCATCAAGACTACCTCCGGGAGGAGATGTAACTACATAAGGTGAAAATTCAGCTTCGCCTTCAAAGTAACCTGTTATATAAATATTCTCCTCTGAATCAAGTACAAGATCTGCACCCGAATCATTATTAATTCCGCCAGCAGTAACTATATCTACTAAAGTTCCGTCTTTATTAAATTTAGTTAAGTATATGTCTGTGCCTCCTCTTGAATCAATCTCCTCTGGTGAAAAATAAGAACCAGATGTATAAGATCCTGTTATATAAACATTCTCTTCTGAATCGCTTTCTATATCATGGGAAGTGTCTCCTGATGCTCCTCCGCACATTTTAAGCCATATTAATTTCCCAGTTGAAAGAATTTTAACAACAAATATATCATCGTATCCAGGGAATGATGTGATTTTGCTATTCTGTATTGTCATAGTTCCTTGGAAAGATCCTGTAATTAATATATGTCCCTTAGGATCTAAACAAATAGAAGGAGAAACGAAAGATGTTGAAGCATCATAAGCAAATGATTCTGCCCATATACAAGCACCATCCCCTGAGTAAAATTTACCAACAAACATATCAGGAATACCGACTCCTGTTAAAGAAATAGCTCCTAGATCTATATCATTTTGGAATAATCCAGTAATATAAATATCAGACTCATTCATAATAGTTAATTCATAAGCTCTTGAATAGGTAGTAGAGTCTAGTTCTTTTGCCCATACAAAATTTAGGGTTGAATCCATTTTAGCAATAAATCCTACATCCTGTGACGATGACAAGGTGTGAATTCCTAGATTTAATGTGCCTTGGAATCCTCCACAGATATAAATGTTCTCGTACTTATCAACTTTAATATCACCTAAGAATTGATCGGGAGATATTGGTATATTAACAGTGTTTAAAAGAAGCCCAGAACTATTATACTTATCAATTTCTATGAATCCAGTAAGATTGTTATCACTTGCTACATAAACATTAGAATTTACATCGGTCGTAACCGATCTAGCATATATCGGTCCTTGTGGTGAAGTTGTAGAGATGGATCTTGCCCACTGTAAAACCCCTCCTTTATTATACTTACTAATATAAACACCAGAATCTGCACTAGTTAAATAAACGTCCTGTGTACCTATGTTATTAACCTCTCCCATGAATATTGTTCCTTGAAAGTCTCCTATTGCAATCACATCGCCTTCTTTATCAACGGTGACTTTAACACCTTGATCTGGTTGGCTATTCCCCAATGTGATTATCCATTCAAAATTCTCAAAAAGATTTCTAGACTTCTTCTGTGCTATTCTTTCTATTTGTGAATTTCTCCAGTAACTTTCTTTGGTTGCTTTTCCCTCTATAATATCTCGTAGCGGAGCGTATAAGAAGACATCGTTAAGGTTTAAAGATGGAAACTGGTCTTTCAGTTTATGTATGTTATAACGCTGCCAAATAGGCTTATACCAAGAGTATTTATCTACGTTAGGCATGACAGGTCTAGTGTAATCAGAGTTTAGTGTGAGATTGTCTCCTCCGTTACCTATAATAAAGTTAAATCCTAATTGAGAGAATCCAATGCCTCCATTATAAATGTATTGAACCGCAGGTAAAGGTGTAGAAGTATCATGATAAACGAAATCCCATCCTTGTGTGCCCGGAAATTTTGAAGTGGCATGTATATGTGGTATCACATAATCAATCTTAGCAAGTTCTCCAAGATCTGTAACAAGTAGTAAATTTTTAGGGTAAGTGGTTTCACCATTTTTAATAGTTTTCCAAGGAGCAGAAAGAAGAGTTTTTCCATGAAATATATTGCAAGGATTTATTAATGTTGTTCCGTCATTTCTATATAGTACTTTAGTGAAAAAGTATCCGTCAAAGAAATATAATTCTGTGTCTCCAGGAGAAGTTGAAGGATCTATAGTAAACCATATATTAGCATTTCCAGTTTCCACTATATTACCGAATGTACCTAAAGATAGTTCAGGATTAGTAGCATTATTCCATACTGCCCATCTTATATTATCCCAATAAACTAATCCATCTGCTGTGCCTAACCATTTATGATTCAATGAATCAAGCTCTATAGAATAAATTGAATTGGAAGGAATACCAGAATTTGTTGTGTCGTAATTTTTAAAATCTACACCATTAAATTTAGAAAGACCTGTATCAGTAGCAATCCAAAGATACCATTTATTTATTCCGTAATATTCCAATCTAATATCTCTTATATTATCAGAAGGAATATTAGAATTTAATACCGTATAAAGATGCCACGATTTAGCATATGAATCGTAGAATAAAAGTCCATCATAGGAAGGTGAAGCATTACAAACAAATGCAGCAAATATATCTCCCGACTGCGGATTTATTTCAATTGCATGTATACTCGAAGCTATTACTGGAGAAACTGGATTACCACCATTATCAACAAAATCACTAACAGAATATGCAATGCTATTTGTGGGATCCTTATCATCTATTTTAACAAGCGGATTAAGGCTATTTTCTAAACCAATCCATTTAACATCGTTTCTGTCTATTTTTATACAATTAGTAGATAGGCCAATCCCTGGTAAAACACTGTTAGCAGAATTATATGTAACATAATTAGCACCATCAAATTTTACTACGTCTTCTCCTGTTATCCATATATCCCCATCACCATCCCAAGCAATTCCTGTAGGTAAAAATGCTACAGGTGAGTATTCAGGGATTTTATAAAATGTAGATCTAATATTTTGAGGTCCAGGATTAGTACTTAAATCTGGAGATATAGGATCGCCATTAGGGTAAAACCTATTTGGTAATTCAGAAAATCCTCTAACTATATAATCAAATCTTTTTATATTATCATCGATTGAATCATTAAGTTGATCTGCAGCTTCGGAAAGATCCAAATAACTATTAATAGGTGAATCTGTTTCTCCAAATACAATACCCGTAGAATCATCAGTAACTTTCACTCTGTCACCATACTGTAAAGAGTATAAATCAAATCCACCTAACCAATCATTATGGTAATCATACATATCCCAAGTGTGAGCATATGCTTTTTGGAATTCAAAATCTTCAAATGTATCCCATGATAATCTCTTAGTACCCCAATATTTCATTATGGAATTTGGAATTGTATTAAAATCATATGAAAGATATTCTTCTCTCTGGTTTAATCCTCCAGAGAAAGAAGTCACTGTTGGTGTTGCTATTATTGACCCCGTTGTTTGTAAAATTAAAGATTTGCCATTAAATATATCACCCGAATCATTAGGAGCCTGTATAGTGAAAGTCTTATAACCAGAAATATTAGAATCTATTAAATTTATCACCTTACATTTTGGAGTTACCAATGAAAGGTTTATTGATGAATATATTAAACTACAAGTGGAGTTTAAATCCCCCATGAAATTACAATCTGCAATAACTATTGAATCAGCTATCACTTTTATACTACCAGCGCCATAAGAATAACCACCAGTAATGGAGGTAGTTATTATTTGTGGGATTTCGTATGTGTTTGTCCCTGTTACTATTATAGGAAATTGTCCATAAGGAGCTCCAACAGAATCGTAAATCCATACAGTATCTCCTGTTGTATATCCATGAGGAGTTGTAGTAGTAACTACAGCTAAACTGTATCCCGAATTATAAGGACTAACTATATTTGTTATATTGATTTTAATTATCGAAATATCAAAAGTTGATGTGGCTTTTACTTCCGGTAATTTAGTTAATATTTCACATGTTTGTCCCTCACTAAAATTATTAGAATACTCCGGATATTTTTGTATAAAATCTGAAATATCTAATATCTTATTAGTATTCTCTACAGGGAATATCCATTGTGAAGGATAACTTTCCCATTTCAAAGGAACATTATTCCAATCATAAACTTCCGATTCTCTAAATCTTGTAAGTGTATTAAGTTCTATTTGTCTCTTATTGACTTTTATTACACTTCTTTTTATTCCTAAAGAAATTGAATTTAAAGTGTCCCAAACCCTACATTTAACATTGTAATTACCATCATAAGGTAAGAAATGCACTAGTGTTTCTAATTCTGGTAATTTTCCTCTAATTTGAAAGTAATAAGGTCTACTATCTTCTTTGTATATTGTCCATTCTATTTCATAGAAATCTAAATAAGGTAATCTATCCCAAGAATAGAATCCCCCAGATTGTACAAAATTCTCATAGTATTCAAAAGTGTATGCACTAAATCCTATATTTGTAGGAGTGACATTCCAATTAGCATAAGTTCCTGTGCCTCTAGTATAAACTACCTGTACAAATAGATTACCAGTAACTGTATTATAATCTCCAGCACTAACATATCCTAAGTATAAATTTCCAGGAGAATCTATAGATTCAATTCTCACAAATAATGTCTCAGGTAATGTGGTATCAAACCAATCTTTACCTGTACCTATATTTATATTTATACCATTAGGGAGTGAAGGATCTAGTATTAAAGAAGTTGTACTGTTAACAATCTGTAATTGACCCCCCGGATTACTAGATGTAGTTGAATTATAGTCTGCAACTTCTAAAGGTGTTGTAGTAACTGTTGAATCTAAAGATCTCCAGCTTACTCCTGTTTCATCCCAAGAAAGATTGAATGTATTATTTTTTATTATCACAGGACATCCTGCAGGAAGCACATAATCAGACC